ACAAAAGGCGGTAGTAGAAATATTCGAAACCAATCCAAATACATTAATCTTTAATAATCAACCAAATGTAACAAATCCAGGTAATTTAGAAGTTAGATAAACTTATGCATAAGCATATTTATTAAAAAGATAGGGAATAACAATGGGATACTTAAATAACTCAACAATCACGGTCGATGCAATCCTTACTAAAAAAGGAAGAGAACTTTTAGCAAGAGGTAGAGACGAATTTAAAATTAAACAATTTGCATTAGCAGATGATGAAATCGATTATGATCTATATAATCCAGAACATCCGCTAGGAACTGCGTATTATGGCGCGGCTATCGAAAATATGCCTGTTGTTGAAGCATTAGCAGACGAAACACAAATGTTAAAATATAAATTAGTTACTTTACCAAAAGGGACTGCACGTATACCTGTTGTAAGAGTTGCACAAACCAATATTGAGTTAAATGCAAATGAGAGTACAGTAATAACTCCATCAACAGTTAACTTTGGCGGCGGTAATAGAAGTTTTGGATATACAGCAATTTTATCTGATTCAGATTGTGCCGATATTGTTGCAACAAGAGGAGCTAGAAATTCAGCAGCATCAGTTCCACAATTTATAGGTGATTCGGAAGCTGCACAATCAATTACAGTATCAGGAACTCAATTTGAAATTACCGCTAAAGAATTATTAAATGCTGATAAACAAGTTACAATATTGTTTATTGGTAATGAAACTGGTGGTAGAGCATCTGTGACATTAACGATTAAAAAAGTTGAAATTGCAACAGCGGCGTCAGTAGGACCAGTTGCATAATAAAGGGAAATAAAAATGGCAATATATAACAGAAGAGTAAGTAGAAGAGGACCGGTAGCATTTAGAAGAAGAAATCCGGTTTCTGCAACATCTCAAGTTGAAAGTTTAGCTAGACAATTAGCTGATCAGATTATTAGAGAACGTGAGCAGGCAAAGGCACGTCAAAGATTGGGACGTATTTATACTAACTTTGATCCTACTGATGATGTATTGCCTAACAATATAGAAACTGTTACAAGAGGATTGTTTGCAGGTAATACTGGAAGTTTAACTTCTATGTTTACTTCATCGAATTTGACAGCAACTCAAAAAACATATATACAAGAAATATTTTCAACGGGAGATCCTGCAACAAATAATAATGCCAATTCAGAATTGTCTATGGCATATGGCCACTTTAATGGATCGGGTTCAAAAGATTTGACAGGAAACTTAAATAATGATACTCCATCTAGAGCAATTTATAAACAATATGCACAATTATTACTTGCCCCTAATGATAAAAAGTTTACAATTAACGGCACAGATACAAACGAAATATATGTGTTAAACTTTAATAGAGCTAGAATAAGAGAAAAATTAGATCCAGGTAATTTTGAATTATCATTAGCACAACTATCAGGATCTGCACCAGGTGGTATAGTTAATGGTTTTGCAAATAATGCACATACTGGTTCTAATGTTAAATTATCAGGAACAAGTAATTTCATTCAAATAATTGATGATTCGTCATTATCATCTGCAACTGTAGGAGAAGGTGGTTTAGTATATAATTTAGTTTCTGGATCAATTGATGAAGGAACTACTATTTATAATTCAACAAGTCCAGTATATTATGGATTAGTATATCCACAACATGGTGTTGCAATATTAAACGGCGAACAATTAAATAAAGACATATCATTAGGAGGCGTTAACTTTAATTCTGTAACAGGTTCGGGAGTACAAGGCGATAATACAGTAAAATTATTTAAGTCTATATCTGGGTCTAATGCATTGACACCTGCAGGAGTAAATGGTGGTATTCAAGCAAGATCTTCTGAACAAGTTAAATCAACATATTATTTTGTAAGAGTTAAGAATGCAGAATATAATTATTCAAATAATCCATCATTTGTAACAGGATCGTTAGGAGAGTTATTCTTCAATTCAATGATACAAGATCCACAAGTATATATAACAACAGTAGGATTATATAATGACAGGAGAGAGTTATTAGCAACAGCAAAACTATCTCAACCATTATTGAAAAATTATACAAGAGAAGCTCTTATTAAGGTTAAATTAGACTTCTAAATTAAATTAGTAAGATGATATGCCAATTATACCGTCAGTATTTCAGCCAATCAGGGCAAATGATTTTCAACAAAGGCCAGTAAAGACTTATAAACATTATAAAGTTTTATCTAGCACATTTTCTAACAACGACGGTTATTTTCGACATAATGCAATTTATCGTAAACATGTTCCTCATATTGACGGAGAAACGGGACAGGGTGTAGGAGAAAGAACATTTCCAATCAATTCAGATGATAATACAAATCAACATGTTATTTGGAATGCAATTAATCATAAGTATTATCGTAATCATAATCCAGCTGAATCTGCAGATTTTTTAAGTATTGATACTCAACAACGATCGTTATGGCATTCGGCATCATTATTTACAGCTCCATATGGACAGGTAGGCGAAAAAATAAAACATGGAACATTTAAAGTTACATCTTCAATAGGCGGATTAACAATTAATCTACATGATGATGGAAATGGAAATTTAATTGACCCTATAATAGATACAACTACATTTGCATCTAGTAGCAGAAATTTCTTTTACATGTCGTTTAATGACTTATACAAAAAGTTTAATGACTATGATGAATTAGGAATATTATCAAAAGGCATAACTTACAAATTAAACAAAGTAGACAAGACTACAATAATAAACAATTCAGTAACGGTTGTAAGTGGAATTGAAGTTACTAGTAGTGCTGTCTCAGCAACGCCATCCGGTTTAGCTGCTAAGTTTGATAATACATTAGGACATAATATAAGAATACCGCATAATGATAAATTTGATAGATTTGGTCGTTGTGATGATTGGACGGTATCATTTTGGCATAAATATAATAGTGCAGATGAACATACAATATTATCTAAATGGGGAGTAAAAGAAGAAACGTTTTTAGATAGTGTTGATGGTAAACGTAAATTACGTACTGTGAATAACAATCCGACTCAAGGTGCTAGTTCACCATTGATGACAGCTGCAAACTTTGAAAGTAACAATATACGTACTCCTATGCATATTGTAGCTAATGAAGTTGAACCTGGCGGACTTACATATAATTTTATAGCATGTGATGGAAAGAAAGCAACATTAGTATCTACCGGCGAAGTACCGATTACTAGTACAGATTGGCAACATATATGTGTTAGAAATTCTGCATCCAAATTAGAAATTTTTGCAAATGGAGTAACTGGATCTGGAGGAACAACAGGAACATTGCCAGATTTTACATCTAATATAGCTGATGTTGTAATAGGTAATGTTAATAATGAGAGGCAAGATGGTATTGAATTTCATATAGCAGAAATAAGAATGTATGATTATGCTGTTAATGATCAGGCAATTGCATCCTTAGGAAACAATCATTATCTATCAGCCTCATGTTATCAAACTAACGTGGTAGGCAATGTATTCCACAAAAATGGCCAAGTAGTTGCATCTTCTCCATTGCCTAAATATAATTCAGGTTCGGGTATATTTGGTAATACCTGGGACGTTAAGTATCGTGGTACTCATACTATTTATGAAAATGAGTGTTTGGTTCGTGTACCAAAAGATCAATTCAATGTTACAATGAATCCTACTTCAACTTATAGACCCGTAACAGATGGGGATATTTGTGATGCAAATCAAACAACATTACCACCCGGGGAATTACGCAAAGGATTATTTGTATCCGGAACATTAAAACCTTATATTACATCAATTGGTTTATATAACGATAAAGCAGAAATGTTAGCAACAGCAAAGTTAGCTCAACCTATTCAAAAAAACCCAGATATTGACATGAACTTCATTGTTCGTTGGGACTACTAATATTTATATAAAATAGAGGAATAAGTTATGGCGTGGAGATCAAAATCCAAATTACGTGCAAACGCAATTAAACATGGTTATAGAAGCGGGTTTGAACATAAAGTATCAGATCAACTTAAAGAAAATAAAATTAAATTTAAGTATGAAACTACGGTTATAGATTATATTAAACCAGAAACTCAACATACATATACAATTGACTTTACACTACCTAATGGTATCTTAGTTGAAACAAAAGGCAGATGGGTTCTTGAAGATAGGAAGAAACATTTACTTATAAAAAAACAACATCCAGAATTAGATATTAGAATGGTATTTCAATCTTCCAAAACAAAAATAAGGAAAGGATCAAAAACTACTTATGCAATGTATTGTGATAAACATGATATACCATGGGCAGAGAAGGTTATTCCGGAGAGTTGGCTTAAGGAGAAAAAAAGCTCGTCAAAAGGTTGATCTTACGAGATATTTTTAATATATTCATATTAATAAAATTTTTTATTGAATTTATTTAATAAAAACATTATTATTGAAAGTATTGAAAATGATAATGAAATAAGTATAACTAATAAATGAGCAAATGAGCAAATTCTCTATCATAAGTCTTCTTGAAACTGTAATGGGTCGTGGGAAGATAAACTCTAATGATAATATTGCATTCCATTGTCCATTCTGTCATCATAATAAAAAGAAGATGGAAGTTAATATTGTAACTCAATATTGGCATTGCTGGGTATGTAATGCGGCTGGCAGGAAACTTCCTATATTATTTCGTAAACTAAATGTTCAACGAGAAAAGATAGCCAAACTAGTAGAGTTATTAGATGATGTAGAATGGCGTCCAACAAAGACAACTACAGATACTCCGGTATTACAATTACCTGAAGGATATAGGCCATTATGGGAATTGCAAGAAATGAGTCCGGAGTATAGAAATGCTATTCATTATCTTAAAGGACGTAATATTACTATACATGATATATTAAAATATAGAATTGGTTATTGTAGAAAAGGTTCATATAAGGGTAAAATAATTATTCCTAGTTATGACGCAAATGGTAGTTTAAATTATTTTGTAGCACGCGCATATTATGCCGAAGATAAATATAAACATAAAAATCCTCCGGCATCAAAAGATATTGTTGGATTTGAATTACATATTAACTGGAAGATGCCTATTATATTAGTAGAAGGAGCATTTGATGCAATTGCTATTAAACGTAATTGTATTCCTTTATTTGGAAAGACAATATCAAATACATTGAAAAAAAGAATTGTTGAAAAAGGAGTTAAAGACATTTACATATGTTTAGATTTAGATGCTAGAAAACAAGCATTAGAAACGGCCGAGTATTTTATGTCAAATGGATTGAATGTATTCTTCGTAGATATAACAGGAAAAGATCCTAGCGAATTAGGATTTGAAAAAATAACAAATGTGTTACATGAAACACATATAATGAATGAAACAGAATTAATGGAACAAAAGATTTTATGCGCACTATAGATATTGGAATTGAAAAGATAGATAAGATTTATCATATAGCAGATGTACATGTTAGAAATGTAAAACGACATAAAGAATATCAGTTAGTATTCAAAAGGCTATATTCTTATATTAAGAAAACAAAGACAGATAATTCTGTAATATATGTAGCCGGAGATATTGTACATGCTAAAACAGATATGTCACCAGAGCTAGTAGCAGTTGTATCTGATTTCTTTAAAAAGTTAGCAGATTTAGCACCTACATTGATAATTACTGGTAATCATGATTGCAACTTAAATAATAGTTATCGACTAGATGCCCTTAGTCCGATCGTTAAAGCCTTAAATCATCCAAGCCTACACTATCTTAAAGACAATGGTATATATTATATATCAGGAGTACACTTTAACGTATTATCTGTGTTCGATAAGCCAGTTGATTATATAAGAGCTGATAGTTTTGAGGGAGATTATAAAATAGCATTACATCATGGGTCGGTACATAATGCTTCGACGGATGCAGGATTCACTCTTAGTAATACTCATGTTACAACAAAAATGTTCGAAGGACATGATTTAGTGTTATTAGGTGATATACATAAGCCACAATATCTAGATGATGAAAAGACAATTGCATATGCAGGTTCATTGATCCAACAAAATCATGGCGAAGCATTGGGACATGGAATTATGGTATGGGATCTAGATACTAAGAAATGTGAGTTTGTCGATATACCAAATGATTATGGATATTATACATATCAGATCGATAATGGCAAGATTACAAATCCTAGTGATAAGATTCCAGTACGTCCTAGACTAAGATTAAAAGTAAAAGATACAGATTCTGCTACATTGAAAGAGATTGTCGCAAAAATAAAATCTCAGTACAAAGTACAAGATATATCAATTCAGAAAATAAATGCATTAAATACAACGGATTCGAAAAAGAAAATTAACTTTGGAAATATACGAGATGTGGAGTGGCAGAATAAAGTTATTTCAGAATATCTATCAGATGAATATGCATTAGATGATGAATTATTAGATACTGTAAGGCATATTAATAGAACAGTTCATAGTAAATTACCAACAAGTACATTAACTAGAAATATTACATGGACGCCAAAGACATTTGAATTTTCAAACATGTTTAGTTATGGATCAAATAATATTATTGATTTTACAAATATGCATGGGTTGTATGGATTATTTGCTCCTAATGCATCTGGCAAATCAACATTGTTAGATGCATTATCATTTGCATGCTTTGATAGATGTAGTCGAACTAAAAAAGCTAAACATGTATTAAATAATAAAAAGTCTAACTTTCATTGTAAATTTGAATTTGAATTAGGCAAATATACTTACTTTATTGAACGTAAAGCTAAAAAACATGGCAATGGACATGTTAAAGTAAATGTTAATTTTTGGAGAGTTGATGCATCTGGTAACGAAGAAAACTTAAATGGTGATCAAAGAGATTCTACAAATAAAATAATTCAACAATATTTAGGATCATATGATGACTTTGTCTTAACTGCATTATCATTACAAAATAATAATACCGGATTTATTGATAAGAGTCAAAGAGAAAGAAAAGAACTACTATCGCAGTTTTTAGATATTGATATATTTGAACAATTATATAGTATAGGACATGAAGATATTAGAGAGACGGCTGCATTAATTAGAGAATATAAGAGAAAAGATTTTTCAACCGACTTGGCAGCAGCGAATGATGTAATTACTCAATACACTGGTTCATACGAACAAATGAAATTAGATAAGTCCGAACATGAAGAAATGAAGACAAATCTTAACGATATTATTTTTACTATGACCAAAGAATTAAAAAAGGTTGATGATACATTAAGAAGTCCAGAAGATATTGAATTAGACATCGAAAGGATGGAAGATGAGTTGATAGAAGTTATTTCGGATAGAGATACTCAAAAAGAAATAATTCGTGAACAGAAGAAACTTATTAAAGAAACGAATCAAACACTTAATAAAATTGATGTTGATGGATTAAAAGAACAGTTGACATTAAAGGTAGAGTATGAATCACAAGTATTGCAATTAGTAAATGATTTGAAAGTAAAATCACTTAAAATACAACATGCTCAAAAAATGGTATCTAAATTAGATAAACATGAATGGGATGAAGATTGTAGTTATTGCATGGCTAATCCATGGTTGCAAGAAACAAAACAAGTTGCAGACTTATTGCCTAAATTGATAGATGAAGAACAGGTTATAGAATTTGATATAAAACATGTTGGTAATAATATTGATGAGATAGTAGCAGAAAAGCCTAATGAGAAGTTAGAATTTTATGATAATTTAATGAATGGCCGTAACGAAGCTAATTCAACATTAATATTACAAGAATCAGAACTTGAACAATTCAAATGGAAGATTCATAAATGCCGCGATGATATCAAAACCAGTAAAGCAGAATTAAAAAAATCATTAAGACAATTAGATAATCAAGAATATAATAAGACGAAAGATTTAGAAATACAAGAAGTTAGAGACGAGATATCAACAGTTAGTTCCGAATTAGTCCAATTAGATTCTAAGTTATTAACTCTGTCTGGCAAATTGAAAATGGCAGAAAAAACAAGGAGTGATGCACAAGGAGGCATTGATAGACTAAAAGAATTAGAACAACAATATTCTGGATACGAATATTATCAAAAAGCTGTTAACAGAGATGGAGTGCCATACCATTTAATTACAAAGGCATTACCACAAATAGAATCTGAGATTAATAATATACTTAATCAGGTTGTTGAATTTACAATCGTATTACATACAGATGGCAAAAACATAAATGCACATATTGTATATGATGATGACAATTATTGGCCATTAGAATTGACATCAGGAATGGAAAAGTTTATTTCATCATTAGCAATTAGAACATCTTTAATTAATGTATCAAATCTACCTAGGCCAAACTTTTTAGCAATAGATGAAGGATTTGGTGTATTAGATTCTGATAATTTGAACTCAATGTTCTTATTATTTGATTATCTAAAGTCTCAATTTGGATTCTTGATGTGTATTTCTCATATAGATGCTATGAGGGATATAGTAGATAAATTAATTGAAATCAAAAAAGTTAACGGATATTCTGAAATTAATTTTAACCAATAGAAACCGGTTAGCCTGATATTTATTATAAAATAAAGGGTAAGTTATATGCCGGCAGGAACATGGAATCTAGGTCGTTTAAGAAAAAGAGCTGATTATGTAGGTCTTAAAGACTTAGGTATATCAATAATCGATCAAACAGTTAATTCTGACAACTATTTTAACATAACAGAATTTCCAACTCAGTTAACGGGTGGTAAGAATTTATTTAAGATTAAAGCTAGTGCTAACACATTAGTTAAAGATTCTAAAATACATATTGAAGTATTGGATTCGAATGGTAGTCCATTATATTATGAACCAATTAATTATCTAGAAGCAGATGGTACTCGAGTAATTGCAATATATGTATATCCAGATGCTCCGTACGGTACAGCAACTGTATATGTAGCAGGTAGAGCGCGTGTTGATCAAAATGGAAATAATTTACGAGTTAGTCAAAATGTTAACGACCCAGATTACATAAACTTTCCAAATGTTATATGGTCTAGAACTGTTACATGTGCTCCGGAAAGACTTAACTCAACAGAAATAATATTTACTCAAAAACCTCAATTAACTTTACAAGAGGTTGTACAGCCATATCTTCAGCCAGTTAATTTAACTAATGTTGCAACCCAAAGTTTTGGTATTGGTACATGTACTATAAAACCTAAGCCAGGAAGCGTGTCAACAACAAAGACGTTATTTACTGGATTATCAGGACCAGCCGTTGGGTTAGGACAATCAGTTCAAGGATCAAATACATCTAAATCTCCACCAAGTTATCTAGGATCTCAAATACAAGCAGCGCCTGCATCATTAGCAATTGCTGCAGGAGGTGGTAAAAATAATACTGTTAGTATAAGTCCAACATTAGGACCTGTATCGGCAACAACAACAACGTTAATAACGGCGTTAGATGAATCAATATTTGAAACATCGGTTCCATTCTTTACAGGAGATATGGGGCCAGGAGATGTTATTACAATAGTTAATCCTCAGATAGAAGTTCCTGGATTAGGCGCAGAATTAGGAAGTGGAGGACTATTACTACCAGCATCTCAGACAGCCGAAGGATTTGCAAGTGCAGTACCAAATGTAATATTTCCATTATCTGGATCATATCATTTTGTAATTGACAATGTACTAAATACAAAAAAGGCACAAGTAGTATTATTAGATAATCCTGCAGGATTTAAAAATCTTAGTGATTCTAATACGGGAGGTAAATGGTCGGTATCTCTAAAGGCAGGTAAAGGAACTCAAACAGTTGATAGAGTTGAACCAACCGCAAATTATACATGTAGTTTCACATTACCATATGTATTACAAATGACTGATCAATCTCAATCATTTGCAGAAATTAAAATAGCAAATATTGAACCAGCAACAGGAGATGTTTATAAACTAAAAACATTTTATAAAGCCGGCGGACAGTTTGGAGATTTTGTAGATGCAGGAGAAACCGTTCTAGAACAAGTAGAACTATTAGAAGATCCATATACATATGAAGGTACTGCACAAGATGGTACTACATATAATAGAATGGGATTCTTTTCTAGCTTAGAAGATTATCATGTATATTTTACATCTAGCCAAGGAATGATTCCACCGACAATAGGAGTTACGGAATCATTTGAACCGGATGATTTATTAAGTGGAATACGATTAACGCCGGATAGTAATTACGGGCCTGATGATTTTTCATATATAAAACTTAAAGACGAATATACTTCATCATTATCTTTAACAAGGGATACGTCATATTTGATGACCGTAAATTTATTTGGTGATAATTCATATACATCAACAGATCCAAATGTATCATTATATCCTCAATTAGATATATATGTTTCCGGTAGTCAAGGTTCTATATATAATGATGAAATGACTGTTAATGGTTATATTAAGCAGCCTTTTGCTACTCAAGTAGTGCCGACATATAAAGCTGGATATGAAGAATCTTTAAATGGAATATTTGGGTCCGGTGGTCCATTTGGTACAAGGGTAGGTTCGATCCAAGTAAATGACTCCGGAAGTATTGTTCCAGCTATATTTAGATTTCAAAGTTTAAAAGACCAGGAAGTAGATTTATATATTGTACAAAGAAATGGTAGGTTTAATCTAGGTAATTTAAGTATAAAGACATTTAATGAATCTAAATTTACACCTAACTTCACCAAAATAAATACAAGAATACCTACTCAGTTTCTTAAGACACCACTTACATTTAAAATACAATTCTATGATTATCTGAACAATCAAGCTGAATCAGAAGCAATCATATATCCAGTAACGTTTACCGGAGAAAATCTTGTAGTAGGAGGAAATAATAATTTATTTACAGGTTCTATTTATATTGGTAATACAGTAGGGTCAGGTATAGAGTTAGCAGGAGTAAATTCCGGATATATTCGATCTATAGGATATGAAGGATTCAAGTCAGCATCTAGAACAGACCGTCCTGGAGGTTTCATGATATATACAGGATCAGTTCTTCCAGCTACATCAGATAATTATAATGGTACAGGTTTAGAGATAGTACAACATTCAGAATCATTCTTAAGGTTTTCGACCGGAACAGATGCCGGCCTTGAAATTAAAACACCTACATTCTTTTTAGGCAGCAAAGCAGCAGGAAACTTTATATCAGGATCGAATGGTAATATAGAAATAACATCTAGTAACTTCCATTTAGATAGAGACGGTGATGTAATATTACAAGGTACTATTACAGCAAATGCAGGAGGGTCTATTGGAGGATTCTTAATACAAAGTTCTTCATTAACAACTACGGCATTTGCAATATCATCTTCACAAAATACTAGTGATCCTGCATCATTTATAAGTTCATCTAATTTCAAAGTAAGTGCTGGAGGATCTATAACAGGTAGTTCAGTGTTGTTGGGTTCAAAAGATTCTGGAAACTATTTAGAATTTGATGATGATACATTAACAGTACAAGGTAATATTACAGTTGATAATATTAGAACTCCAGCAACAATAGGAGGTTCTCCATCAACAACTGCAAACGCAAGTTCATCTATCGACTCTGATGGATTTGCAAGATTTGCATCAGCATCTATTGCAGGGTTTGAAATAATAGATGAAGAAATAAAATCTACTTCCGAAACTTTAAGATTAAAATCTTCCGGACAAATCACAGGAAGCCAGGTATTATTTGAGGGAGGTAAGATAGGTGGGTGGACTCTTTCAAACAGAGATTTCCAGAGTATTGATGCGAATGG